TGGGAGTCATCAGAATGTCAGATGAAGACACTAACATCAGAAATCCGCTTATAAGCGTTATTGAAACCAAATATAAAGCACATTTGGAAAAAATTAAGCCAGTAAATGGTAAGAAGCAAAGATTACATGACTAATGAAAACTAAAATATTTGTGATATACGCAGGTGTACAAGGTATTAGAACCGAAGACGTTCGAGACTTTATTCACGAATTAGCAGAAAGGATTGCACCTTCATCAATAGAAGGAGAAGTTATTATGATTCCAACACAATCTTCAGAAACAAGGATTGAGTGTATCAATCCAAAATACATCACAGAAGCCGAATTAATTACTCAGCATACTGATATGATGAAAGTATTACAAGAACATCTCCAAAATCAAGTGGAGCAATTAAAAAAAGAAAATAATGAGTAAAAAAAGAATAGGTATAGATATTAATGAGGTATTGAGAGCCAGATGGCTACAAGCTGATAGATTCTATGCACAAGAATTCGGAGAAGAAGGTATTCCCGATGATGAATATGTATATGATATTTGGAACGAATATAAGTGGGAAGATACCGTAGAGGTGACTAAAGAATTAAAGGAACCGGATGATATGTTAGATGATATCAATCCCGTCCATTATCAAGTTGATGATGATGGGAATAGTGATGCAGACGCATTCCTATTTAAACCTGAAAAAACTGTTGAGTTAAGTGCTCGAAGAATGTATAATAGGTTCATGTATGAAGATTTCCTATTTGAAATTCATGGTGCTGCTCCCAAACTCTATCCTCAACTGGATTTAGATTTAAATAATTTCTTACTGAAATACGAAGACACACTGGATTTCACGGTAATGTCTATTGAAAACAGATTCAGTATTCCACCTACACTATTTTTCTTGAGTAAGATTCAAGCAAGATTTAAAGATTACAAATTTGTTGACTCCGCACTTGATATGTGGAAACATGTTGACATACTTATCACAACCAATCCAGAAATATTAAAAGCTGGTGTGCCTTGGGGTAAGAAATTAATTAAACTACAACGACCATATAATATGAATTTTAATCAGTGTTCAATGGAAACATTACAAGTTGTTGACTTAATTAATGATGAAAAATTTCAAAAAATAATTAAATATAAAAGCAAGTAAAAATGAGCGAAGAACTACAAAAATCAGCAGAACAAGCTGAATTAGAAAAGATTGAGAAGATTAAAGCTAGTCTTGAGAAAATGAAGAATAAGACATCAAAATTCTTATTCGCCATACCTGAAGCACTAAGTCCTGTTGCAAGTGTATATGAACTATATTTTCATGCAACAGTTGTAAAAAATATGGGATACACCGTTAAAATAATGGTTGAAAAGGGTGATTATAAAGTACCTAAATGGATTGAAAAAGAACTCACAGACCATGACCACGTTTTTATGTCGGACCCTAAATTAACTGTTGGTCCTGAAGACATTATGGTTATCCCTGAAGTTTTCACAAACATTATGGAACAAACCAAAAAATTACCATGTATGAGAATTGGTTTGTTACAATCGGTTGATTATATGATGAATTCACTTATTCCCGGTACTGATTGGAATACATTTGGAATTGAAGATGTTATTACAACATCACAAACCCTTAAAGAATGGCTCGACCTATTCTATGGTGATTCTCAGTTTGATGTGAAGACATATGAAATTGGAATCCCCGATTATTTCGAGAAATCGAATATTCCACAAAAACCAGTTATTTCCGTTATCGGCAGGAACGCCAATGAGATTTCTAAATTCGTGAAGTTGTTTTATAACAAACATAAGGAATATAGTTGGGTTACTTTTGACCCTATGGTCACAAGGAGTAAGCCACCGGAACCACTAAGACGAGTAGATTTCGCCAAGAGATTGCGTGAGAATTTTGCTGCTGTTTGGGTGGATAGGATTGCAAGTTTCGGAACATTCCCATTAGAATGTATGAAATCAGGTACGATTCCAATTTGTTTGAAACCAGATATCATGCCAGAATATATGATAGTTCGTGATGAGGACGGTAAAGCTATTGAAGCAGTTGAAGGTGCTGGTGTTTGGACTGAGAATTATTATGACCTCCCCGGACTTACTGGTGAAGTTCTTATAAAGTTCTTAGATGACAATATCAACCCCGAACTTTATGACAAGATGAGTGAGATTGCTGCAAAATATAATCAAACCGATAGTGAAGCCAGATTAATTGAAATCTATTCTGAACTCGCAAATAAAAGAATGGGATTATTCAATAAAGCACTTACTGAGTCAACACCAGCAGTAGAAGAAAAATAATATTAAAATTAAATAGAATAAAATGAATTTATCAGTAATAATCCCAATACACGAATATAACGATGAACTATCGTTATTACTAACTCAGGCGTATGAAAGTGTAGTAAAACAAACTAAAATCATGACAGATAGTGGCGAAGTATTACGTCCTCATGTCGTTTTAGTTTATCCAACTAACTTAGATGAACCCATTATTGGTTTTAAAGAAGCAATGATTAGAAAACATCAGGTTAGTGGAGTCACAGACCAAAGCATTGTTTTAATTAAAAATGATGGAAAATCAGATTATCAGTCGCAAGTCAATCTTGCGGTTGAAAACATAACTACCGATTATTTCTCGGTACTTGAATTCGATGATGAATATGGAAATTCATATTTCAGAAACGTACAGAAGTATATTGATGCCTTTCCAAAAATTGATGTATTCCTTACTATGATGATTGAGGTTAATGAAAAGAATCAAGGTATTAAACAAACCAATGAGACCGTTTGGGCACAACAGTTTGTTGGTGAGAATGGTGAGATGGGTTATTTGAATACTAATTCCTTAAAACAATACACAGATTTTAAATTAAGTGGTGCGGTTATTAAGAAGTCGGAATTCCAGAATTTAGGTGGATATAAATCAAACATTAAGCTAACGTTTATGTATGAATTCCTTCTTAGAGCATTAAATAATGCAGCAGTAATCTTTAGTATTCCTAAAATTGGATATAAACACCTTGCAACACGTGAGGGCAGTTTATTTGACAATTACTTAAAGAATATGCCAGTTGAAGAAAGAAAATTCTGGTTCGATATAGCGACAAAGGAATCGAATTTCATGAATGATAGACCCATCGATACTTCAAAACTTCAACAAATACCACAATAACTTTAGAAGTTTTGAGCTTATCATAAATGGCAAAAAAAGCACAAGGTAAACGTTATTTTGAGGAAAGAGAAGAGCAAGCAGTTATAGATTATATTTTATCCGATTCGCTGGAAGAAAAGAATAGAATCTATAACGAAATTCTTCTCACTCCATTCAATATAATGAAAGAAACGATTCTGAGACGCTATCCTATTCATATTGGTAACTACGATATGAATGAGGTAGAGTCTAACGCTCTAGTACACCTAGTTGACCATATGGTAAAGTACAGACCATTTATTGTCGAACGTAGACCAGTTGATGGTGATAAGTGGAATAGATTGGGTGAGGCACATCGATTTATTTATGAAGTTGATGCTGAAGTTGATTTATTTAAATTAAATGAACTTGATGACGGTTACATATATAGGATGTTTAACTCCAAAGCATATAGTTATTGTCAAACAATCATTAGGAATTATTATAAAGACCATAGTAAGAAAAGTTATACTGAAAAGAAAACTAATTTATGTTTTGATGATTTTGCCGATGAAATTAACGAAAGAAATGATTATACCTACGAGATGGAGTTGGAAAATCAACATCAACTTGAGAAGTTAATTAATAGTGTGGTCAGTAAGATTGAAAATAAAATCGATAATGACCCAACTATTAAGAAGAACGAAATCATTGTTGGTGATGCTATTGCCAATGTGTTAAAAAATTGGCAGGTTTTATTCATGGAAGATAGTCCTGAAGGAAAATTCAATAAAAGAGTGACCAATAAGTTCGCTAAAAACAAGATTTTATTGTTTCTGAAAGAACAAACCGGATTGAGTACTAAAGAAATACGTATTGGAATTAAACCCTTCAAGGAAATATATTTCATCGAGAAGATTGATTATATGGAAGATTAATGAAAGAATATTGGACATCAGAAGTTGAAGACGCACTCGCAGAATATGTGAGATGTGGGGATAGTGTTAGAAAGAATGAATTATTTGATGAATATCTACACACAGCTTTCAAAAAACTCATCGATGATGTTCTTGAACGATATAAACCCTATGTTGGTGAAGTTAATGATGAAATAAAACTTGATATTCTCAGTCATTTAGTAACTCGTATCGAAAGATACAATCCAGAGGTTAAGCTGAAAAGCGGTAACCCAAGTGGTTGGTTATATTCTGGTATTTTAATTAGAAGTTGGATAGCTGATTATAGGATGAGAACGAGTCGTGAAAAAAATAATGTTCGTTTTGAAGAATGTCACGAAATCTTTCTTGATAAAATTAATTAACATGTATTTATATGTACTAAAACTATTATCATGTTAGTGATATTGTAAATAATAAAAAAAGAATTAAAATTTAAAGCTATGGCTCGCCCAAAAAGAAAAAAGATAAATTTCACCGAAGAAAGCGTCAATAATCTCTTTCAGGAGATTTATGATGAGAACCATAATATAAAGGCACAAATTACCAGATTATTTACTAAATGGGAAACCAGAATTAAAGAAGAAGGTAATATTGCTGCAATCGGTGACCAAGTAGTTAAACTTATTGCTGCTCAAGCAAAAAACCAAGACCAGAAAATCATGATTCTTCGTTATTTGAAGGAAGTTGTTTTTAATAAAGAGAATGTTGGTGGTAGTGGAACGGCTTCTTCTGGAACCAATCAAAATCCTGAAAGCACTGACGATGTTAGCACTGCGAGAAGAAATCAGTTAATTGGTATTGTTGCTGATGAATTTGAAATTAAGTTAAGTGAACTAGAAGACCAAGATAAAAAGAATAGATAATGAGTTTGGCTGACAATAAACGAAGTGTTTTTACTACTATTGGTGCATATACGTCTCTTATGGAACAAGGGGATGGTATAAGGCAAACCGATTTATTCACCTCAATCAATAATAAAGACGATATTGTCCCATTTCTACTTGATGTGTTAAAGGTCGTTGCTGGTACTGAGGCAATAAAAGAGGCAATCGGTGGTATTTTCACTAAATTAATTGATGAAGTCGAACCTAAAATGAAAGAAGAACTAAAGAAACAGTTCATCCAATCAAACGCAAACGACTCAGTACCAAGTAATTTTCAAACAAACGGAATTACCGTTAAAGTTAAATCAATTGATGTTAACGGCATATTAAAGGAAGACCCAAGTTCTGAAGCTGGAAATATGGTGTATGGGTCAACGACCAATTTCAATACCAGAGCACATGATGCAATATTAAATGCAGGTAGTGATATCGGGTTTAGTAATATGTCAATAAAATATATTGAAAGCAGCGATAGTTTCCAAATCAAACCATCAGGAAGCACTTCAACAATTGGGGAATTTTTTGCTGATTATATTGATAGTGTTCAACTAATTGATAAGAAACTGATAATTAGTGGTGTAATGGCTATTATTTATGGCACACTCGCCAAACAACAAAACAAAACCGTTGAACAAGTATATGGTGAATTGGAAGTGGAAACATTATTAGAGCAAGTAATCAACGGTGACGATTCATTTGTAATCTCACCTCAAAAATATGATGAGATTCTAACAAAATCAAATGAAAGTGTTGAAGGCATTCTTAATTATGACATGGGTTGTGGTTTAATGCCAGCAGAACTTAATATGAATGATTTCAGTAGGTTCGTATCAACAATTTCGGGTTCGACAGACCCATATCTGGTTGGAAATCAGTTCGAAAATACAATCACTGAAAGTACAACTGGAAATACTGAAACAACAGATGAAAACAAGGAAACAATTAAAGACGGTTTTTTTCAAAAAGTTATTAATGTTTTTACTGTTAAATTATTGGGTGCAGTAACAACAGCACCACAAATACGGGCAATGTTTGGAATGATGAGTTCATTACAAAATAATGGTACTGTATTAATTGATGATGCCACTGAGGATATGAAGAATTTCAAAACCTGTATCAAATGCATGGCAAAGGAAATTATGAAATTAGTTGGTGCATTTATATTTGCCTTGGCAATAGGTTATTTAATTAAATTATTGAAACCTGTAATTAAGAAAGTAATTAAAGAAAAATTAAATCAATACGTTGGAGTTGTAAAAAGTCTAACGGGACCAGCAGGTAATGTTGCTGGAAATATAATAGGATAGAAATTATGATAGTAGACCAAAAAGTAAACAAGCAGTATGTTGGAGTTTATCTTCTCGATGGATGTGTCGATGGACCACAACTTGCAACAACATCAAAACCTAACGGTTTTAAAAGACTCTTAACTAAATTATTTATTGGATGGGAATGGGTTAGTATTCAAAAATTAAAGCTAAAGCAAGAAGAATTGAAAGCCAACTTAGTTGCAAAGCAAGAGGCATTAAAAGCTGAACAACAAGCATTGGATGAGATGACTTCTGAAATGGAAGAAACGAAAGAAGATTAACATGGCAACTGATTTTAGTAGTATAGATGCAATTGTTGGGGGATTCACTAAAGTGTTGAATCTCTCATCAATTGGTGGTCCACCAACAGTACCATCACCACTTATTTTAATTGGTGTGCCTCTGCGTGCCGGACTGTCTCCGACCAAGATTGCATCAAATATTATTGCAAGAAAATCAGAAGCTGGATTACCAGTTGGAGCATTACCGTCAGGACAACTTAGTTCAGATGAAATCATGGAAAGGATTAGAGTTGAAGAAATTATTAAAGCACTTCAACAAGATGCGATTATATCAGTGGTAATTCCACCGGGAATAACATTAACGGCAGCAGGTATTTCCCCAACGGGACCAGTTACTGTTTTTGGTTCGACAATAATATTAACTAAGGGATACGGAGTAATACAATAATGGAAGACCTAATTAAATTAACGCCAACTGAGTTACTGGTAAAAGGTAATCAAATTAAAGACAGTCACGATGCTTTGAAAAAGGAAATTATTGCCTGTACTTATGAAATTGAAAACCTTCAAAACCAAATGAATGAAAAAGCCTTGGAGTTACAGGGTCTTGAAGAAACTTATGTTAAAATTGTTGAAATAATAGAGAATAGTAATGGATAAACCATATATACAAACTAGTAATCCTAACAAACCACACCACACAAGTATTGTTCGAAAAAGAACAATATTTTATGGCGAAGTCATTAGTATTGAAGATGAAACCGATGGTGGTAGAATTAAAGTTAGAATTCCTGAACTCGACAACAGAGTAGAGGATGCTGATTTGCCTTGGTGTTATCCCCAGCTTCCAAAATTCTTTCACGCTTACCCCCACGTAGACGAAATAGTTAGGGTTAGTCTTGAAGACCGTAAATTTCCTGAAAGAAGTCGGTTTTGGATGGGTAGTGTCATATCACAACCACAAAGGATTGGGTTTGATTCTAAATATACTGCGCTTTCAACAACAAACCTTGCGCTTACTCCACCAGATAAAGCACCCAGCACCTATCCAGATGCAGATGGTGTGTACCCAACTAAAGCAGATATTGCAATTGTTGGAAAGGTCAATACCGACATAATTTTAAGGGTTAATGAGGTTCATCTCAGAGCAGGAAAACATGAGAACGGTGACGTATTGAAACTCAATACCACAAATCCTGCACATATTAGCATGATTTACGAACCTAAACCAAATTCTGGTACACCGGGAAGACCATCAATCGGTATTACTACGAGTGTAAGTAATGAGCAGTTCTATAGTAATACAATTATGATGAGTGATAAAATTGCACTTATCACTCATAGCGGTAACCCTAAATTTAAGGCAGCTAGACTCACTCCCGAAGACAGGGAAAGGATATTTGAAAAAGGTCACCCAATGGCACGTGCTGATGTAATTGTTGAAGCTCTTGAAGTAATTCGACTGGCATTAATTAATCACATTCATGGATATTCTGGGATTGAAGCTGATAAAACTGCTGTTATTAAGAAGTTAGAAGAATTACAATTTGAACAAATAATGCAAAAGGACATAGTGATTAACTAATTTTTAGTATATTTGCTTTCTATGAACATTGAGATTCCTGATAAACTTTTCACAACCTTTAACGATGTGAGATATTTTGACGAACCACACAAATACTATTTGGATGGTCAGGAATTGGTATCTGTAACAACAATTCTTCATCAATATCAGGAAGAATTTAACGAGGATTATTGGTCGAAAATTAAAGCCACAGAATACGGTCTCACCCAGAAAGAGGTATTGAGGGCATGGCACTTCATTAATAAAAAGGGAACGATTAAAGGTTCAGCAATTCACGACTATAGTGAGAATCTGTTTTTAAATAAAGTGTTCGAATATCCAATACACACAATTCTCGATGAATTTGGTTTTGACCCGGTTATTGAAGAATATGAGATTACAAAAAAACATGTAAATAGGTTCTACGATGATGTGAGGGGTAAATTGATTCCAATTAGAACCGAAATGATTCTCTATGATAAAGAATCATTACTTGGTGGAATGCTTGATATGTTATTCTATAATGTCAAGACGGGTGAGTTCCAGATTTGGGACTGGAAAACTAATAAGAAGTTCGATATGGAAATGAAATCCAGACACTTTCAAGATAAACTTTATATGTTAGAAGATAGTGACTTGGAAATTTATAGCTTACAATTATCAATGTACAAACTAATACTCGAAAAGAACACCGGAATTAAGCTCGGAAAATCCTATGTCGTATGGTTTAGTCACAATAACGATAATTATAAGGTTATTGAAACCAAGAATAGGGAATATTACGTAAAAATGATTATGGATGATAGAATTAAAAAATTAGCAGCATAAGTTATGGATGATAAAAAAGCAAATCAGTTGATAGATATCTTTTCAGAAATTCAAGGAATGATTGATAGGAATGAAATCGGTGACTATAAATTCGAATGGAATGAAGAACATAATACTCTGGACATCCATATGACTCCAATAATTACACCTAAGTTCGTTACGGTTGATTTAATTCTTACGCCAGATGGTGTGGAGTTTTAAATGTGTGTCCAGCGTTTTCTATTTACAATACCAGAGACTAATGATTGTGTAATATTGTATTTTAAACGTAATTCTTCTTGGTTCATCATTTTTTCAGCATAAGTTTTACGAATATTAATAACATCATCTTTAGTTAATTTTGACATTGACGATTTTTCACCGTTTCTTCCAGTCGGTATTCCTTTATGTGATTCAGACATTTTATTTCTACTTTTGATGGTGTGTCTTTTATTAAAAAAATGATGTTCATTCCCACATTTTTCATACATTGGATTATTTTTTCCAAGTTTTTGTTCTGATAGTTTTCTTTTAGTTACTTCGGTATGATTTCGTCCAAGAAACACATGTTCGGGGTCGTTTATATTATATCCGTAATTATTATCATTGGCTGAATATTTATTTATTGTTTCTCTTTCTTTAACGAGTAAACCATCTAAATCACACCTTAATTCAACAATAAATTCAAAATTATTAAATCCATATTTATTATATGAGGCTTGTAGATGAGAATTATGATGCTTATTTTCTTTGAGATGCCATTTATGGTCACGCCATCTTTTCTTAATATCGACAGCACTTCCAATATAAACTTTATTATTAGTAAGATTTTTTATTTTATAAATTCCAGTAATCATAATGTAAAGATATAAAAAAACCACGTAAATAATACGTGGTTTAAGTAAATAATCATAACTATCTGATTATAAGTTAAGTATGCACCGCCACGGTTGCAATTCCAGAGTTATGTTTGTTAGTTCATCGTTGGTATAATCGTTTTCTCCAAAGTCGATACTGGTAATCATACACTGTTCTAAGAACCACTTTTCGACTTCAACACCTGTTGGGTCTAAACAATTAAGAGTGATGTCTTTTTTGTAACCTGCTGCATAACCCATACGACCTGGAAGTTATTCTGCATGCAAACGAACCCACTCCATGAGTTGCTGAGCACTAGATGGACCAATTGGGTCAAGGAATGTCACGGACAACGTGTCCCAAGTATATCTACCAGCAACGTGCTGCTGTTCGTTCATATATTGAATCGGAACCGCATTAATTTTCATTGAAGGTCTTTTGAACTTCTGAACTTTCCAAACCTGAACTCCTAGTGAGTCATCGAATACGGCAAAAAATCTATTAACTCTTTTTGGTTCGTATTCGAACGGCATCGTTCTTATCATTGTTTCTTCTGCTGCCATTTTATTTAAATATTAATTTTCTGCTTATTTTTGTACGTTTATTATAAATACTCAGGTATTTGAAAATCATACGATGAAAAACAAACAAAATTTATTTAGGCAACATTCCGGTCCTCAGATACCACCTATAGCCAGATTTCGAAAGTTTAGCTAATTGTGCTTTACTTGGTTTGGTTATCACCAACCCCTTAACTTCATCAACTTCCTCTTTCTTATCATCCCAATTTTCTGAAATTTCAATTTCAATTGGTTTGTTACTGAATTCAACCTCAATATCTTCTTCATTAATATCAATTCCTTTAGATATTATATCTTTTTCATCCTCAACAATATCGATATCATGTGATTCTTTTAATTTTTGAAGTAAATTTTCACCATCAACAAGTACGTCTATTTTACTTGGTTCTTCAATTGGTTTACTCACCTCTTGTATGGGTTCAATTACTGTATTTTGATTCAATGCTGCTTTCTTCTTCCTTGCCATAATGTTTAATTTAATTTATGTTATTTTTCCATAAATACTATAAAAAAGAAAACCCGCTAAACTAGCGGGTTTCCCAATAATATTAAAAATCAAATCAGCCACCGACATCATCAAAACTTGCACCACTCGGAGTAATGGTAAACGTAATTCCAATGAATTCTAAAGCACGTGTTGGCTTCAAGAAAATTTCACCGAATAATTCGTTTCTATCACGAGTTTCTGGAGTATTGTTACTGCTGTCCATTTTAACTCTGAAGTCAGTTAATCCTCTTTCTCTCTTGATACTATCAAGGATTGGATTTACTTTATTTAGGAATTGGTCAATAACAGCTTGGTCATTCTGGTCAAATAATAGTCTTACTGAAATATTTGCAATAAGAACTTTAATTTGAAGCAGTAATCTACGAACATTGATTCTATCAAGAGCACTCGCTTTAACCTGAAGTGTCTTTTGTCCGAAAATTGCAGTACCACTATCGGCAAAGTCAGCCATTGGGTTGATTCTACCAGCATAAAGTATGTCTCTGGCATCAAGACTTAGTTTGTACATAGACTTCCTTGCATTTGTTACACCACGCTGAAGACCAGCAGGAGCGAACCAAGGGAATTTTGTATTATCAGTAAAAGCCATTGCTTTAACAACCTCACCTGTTGGTGGGATATAAATATTCACGTTATTCTGGCTGTCACGCATCTGAATCCAAGGGAAATAAGTACAAGCATAACTTGAATCGATTTCGGTATCATTAAGTAAATTAACGATTTCTTCAGATTTAATAACATCTTCTTTTCCACTTCCACCTACAGTAGCACTAATTTCACCAGCTAATTCAGGAGAATCGGTTACATATAATGTATCGGTTCTTTGTTCCTCAATCATCTCAATAGTATTTTCAACTAAAAGAGTTTGAGCCATCCAATCAATACCCGGAGTTGCGAACAAATTAATTGTTACGCTTTCAGGATTTGCAAAAGTGTCAATTGCCAGTTCCCATGCTTGGAAGTCATTTGTTGGAACTACCAACGGTTGACCCGGATAACCTGATTTTCTTCCACCTTGACGATAATCATCACTATATGAACGAACCCTTCTATTCACGTCCCAACCATCAAAACCACCAGCAGGAACCAGAGTAAATTTACGTGTATTAAGTGCGTAATAAGGATTTGTTGGGTCATCAGTATTTGCATATGTTCTAAATGCACCATCACCAACTTCAAAATAATTTTCAATACCGTCAATAAAGACTGTTGATGCGCTATAATCCATATGGAAACCCTTGGATTTTGTAAAACCTGTTGATGCTTGACCACTATAGAAATTATTGAAATCAAACATGTTTTGGTTAATACCATCACCAGTATAACCTAATTCGGATACACCTAAATATGTTTTATTAACTTTATCGGTATCAGCATATTCAGTTTTATAGAACATTTTCGGAGCAATACCCTCTGTGCTCATATCACCAGTTACTGCCTCACTATAGTTATTGAAAACATATCCTTCAAAACCAGCAGGGAACACGTCATCAGGTAACTCATCAGCTAATTCAATCATGATATAATCACTTAGGAGTGAATATTCACCATCACTTGTACCAATTTTTTGTCCAATGAAATTACTTGCGCCCTTCACCATTGTACATTTTGTATACGATTCTAAAACATTTGGATTTGCATCGGTATCGTAGAAACTACGAACAAATACGTCAAATTCGCCAGTATAAGGCTTGATGTTTCCAATAGTTACTTTAATTTCTTCGTTAGCACTATCACCATCAGAGATACTAATGAGTTTGAATAACCTATCAACACTATTACCTTTAAGCTGAGAAACAACCCAAGGAGTTTCAGGTGTTTGGAAACCAACTTCATAGTCAGTAAAATAGTTTGTACTACCTGTAACCATTTCAGTCTTAATTCCATAAGCACTACCGTCTTCATCAAGTTTTTTGATAAGGTCTGGATAGATAGCTTGAACCCAAATCATTGTGGATTTGTCTTTTGGTTGGTTACCAATTACATTTGGAAGGTAGCTACTGTCATCAGCATTTAATGATGCTGTATATGTTGCCGTCTGACCAGTATTTGATGCCACCATTGTAAACTCACCATAAACATCACCAGTTCCAATATTAGTTCCGTTTACAGTAATATTAAGTTCGTCTGTTTGAAAATCGGTAACAGGAACACCATCTAATGCGGTGTTTGAATCACCACGGCTTCTAATAACAGCAAGTACCATGTTTTCAAGTTCGGTTTGTGATGCACCACTATATGTGGTTACAACATCAGTAGTAGTACCACTACCTGCATTATATGTTGTTGCAGTGAATTCGTGAACTTCTTCTGTGAACACACTACCACTTTTTGTGAAACCAGTTGACAATGAACCAGTAGCACCATTAAATCCTAATGCCACACCAAGATATTCACTATCCGTAAATGGAATGTTAGGGGTAGACACGGGCACACCAACGATACCAACAGTACTAGTATCAACACCAGCATCTAATAAGATGTTCCATGATGGACCAGCCTGATATCCACTGAGTCCAAGAACTCTGGTTACATATAATTGCTGTGCTTCCTCAAGGAATGCGTTTGCAACATAAGGTAATTGATATTGAAGATTTCCCTCTGGAAATCTCTTAGTGCTTTGTGCACCGAATCTTTCTGCGAATTGGGTCTGGTCTTGAATGAAGACTGGCTCGAAAGCTGGTCCCTTCATAGTTTCACCAGCAACACCCAAAGTTGTGATACCTACATTACGTGTTACGTAAGTCAAGTCACGTTCTTTAAATTTTACACCCGGAGAGGTAAATACGAAATCTGTCATATTGTTTATTATTTAAATTTTGTTATTATTCTAAAGAGTTATTCTTTTCCAATAAATACTAAAAAATAATCGAAAAGGTGATTTCCCTAGATTAATGTCAGGCAGTCATTCTACTCCATAATCCTTAATTCAGTGGTTTTTCTTCATTTCTCTCCCAAATTTTGATGAATTAGGAAATAATGATAAGAAATTCCTCTAAATTCGTCTCAATTTATTTTCTAATTATTTTCAAAAAAAATTGGTTTTCCTCGTATTAGTATTTATAGGAAAGATTTAATTATGAATAAATCACAACGAATTTATTTGAGTACTGGGGATACTGGTAATCTAAACCAAGACAAATATCTTAAAGTCCGACTCGAACAAAATGTTGAGACACTGGAATTCCTTTCATTGAGTCTTGGTACTGAAGACGTATACCAGAACTTTAACGCTGATTATGGTGTGTTGGTAGGAAGAGTTGTTGCAAATGGTGGTATTGGCATCCCTAATGCCAAAATAAGCGTGTTTATCGCTTTAACGGACGAAGATGCCCAGAATAGTGATGTTGCCAGTATCTACCCCTATACAACTCCCAGAGACAAAAACACTGAAGGAAAAAGATATAATTTATTACCTCGTGTGGCAAAGGTTGACCCCAATACCGGACTTGTTAAACCTAAACAACCATTTGGAAGTTTCCCTATTAAAGAAGAAATTGTAACGAATATCAACTTTTTAGATGTCTACAAAAAGTATTATAAATACACAGCACTGACGAATGATAGTGGAGACTATATGATGTTTGGTGTGCCTACAGGAACACAAACAATTCATCTCAGTGTTGATATCACGGACATTGGCGAATACAGTATGACACCAGCAGCAATGGTAACCAACCTCGGATATTCAGCAAACCTATTTACGGACAACAACACCAGAATTAAACCAAGTACAGATTTAAATGACCTACCTAACATCGAGACTCAAGAAATTACTGTCGATGTTGTGCCATTCTGGGGTGATTTCGAAAATTTCGAAATTGGAATTACTAGACA